TGGCAGAGAAACGACCTAAACGAGATTGGTTTGGTGCAGATCAAGAAAGATATCTTACCTCACTAAAGAGTTGGTCACACATCACGGCTCGTATGTTATATTCTATGGAGTTAGAAGAACGTCAGATGATTATCTTCATACATCATTTAGGTATAGAACACGTTGGGGTAGAGACATTCGACCCACAAGACAAAGGACGTTACTCACAAGGCAGTGACTTTAGACCACATGAATGAGGTGAAAAAATAAATGTATTATCAACAGCTATATCAATTTGGATATTTTCATGGAATGGTTCCTGATATAGATAATGAACAGTTGGCTGAAATTATTTTAGATCATGGTCGCCGAGAAAGTGAAGATGTTGCAGACACTACACATGAAGATTTTGATTTTCCAGATAATGAACAATTTAGAAAAGTAATTGCTCATATAAAAAAAGAATTTAATTATATTAATCCAGAAAGGAAATTAACTTTAAAAAACTATTGGGGCCATGTGCATGATAAAAGAGAAAGCACTAATATGCATGACCATTATGATCCTTGTGAAAAATTAAGTTTGAGTGGAGTATATTATGTACAATTATTGGAAGGTTCTGGTAATTTTGTTTTTAATATTCCAGAGAGTCCATATACTAAAATTAGATATCAAATAACACCAATGGTTGGTCAATATTTTTTATTTCCTTCATGGATAGAGCATTTTGTAACTAGAAATTATAGTGAGGATTTTCGTATATCAATAGCATTTAATTGGGCAGAAGAAGATAATGAATAAGAATTATATTATAAAGAAAAATTTTCTTAACAAAGATGTTGCTGATTTATCAGCATTATATTCTTTCTATAATTTTTTATCTACAACGAGTAATGAAGGGTTTACAGATCAAGTTCCGTTAAGTCATTATATATATGCAGACCCTTTAATGGAGAGTTTGGCAACATTATCACATCCGAAGATAGAAAAAATTACAGGGTTAGAGTTATTACCCACATATACTTATTTTAGATTATATAAGCCCGGTGATATATTAAAGCCTCATGTAGATAGAGAAGCTTGTGAAATTTCTGCTACAGTATGTTTGGGTTGGGATTATAAAGATGTTGCAGATAATTATAGATGGGGAATTTTTATGGAAGGATCTCAGGTAATGTTAGAAATAGGAGACGCTGTAATCTACAAAGGTATGGAAGCAGAACATTGGAGAGAAAAATTTGTGGCAGGAAAAGAATCATGGCACGCTCAAGCATTTTTACATTATGTTGATAAGAATGGTCCTTATGCTGAACATATTTGGGATCGAATTAACGAGCCCGTAAATTGGAGAGGAAACGAAGTTATGGGTTATAGACATCACACTAGACGTACCGATTGCAACATAGACAAAGATAAATATTATTATGCCAACATACACATTTAAAAATTTAGAGACTGAAGAAGTCTTTGATAAAAGTTGTACAATTTCTGAAATGGAAGAAATGCTAGCGTCTGGAGAATATAAACAAGTAATACAATCACCCATGATTGTTAGTATGAGAGATTCTTGGAGACGCCACACTGATGATAGGTGGAAAGATAGATTACGAACAATAAGAGATGCACATCCTGGAAGTACAATAGACGTTTGAAATAAATAGTTCTATATACTTACAGGAGGAACTCTGTTGAGTAAACACAAGAAGAAAAATATGTATATACCAAGCAACACACTATTAACAATTGAACCATTAACGGATAACCAGAAGAAGGTATTTGATGCCTGGGAAGATGGTAAAAATATCTTTACTTCAGGTGTAGCCGGTAGTGGTAAAACATTTATATTATTGTATCTTGCCTTAAAGGAGGCATTAAACAAATCATCTATGGTTGATAAGGTAGTATTGGTTCGTAGTTTATTACCTTCTAGGGACGTAGGATTTTTACCAGGAACGATTGAAGAAAAATCAGACCTATATCAAGACCCTTATCGTATACTGGTACGATTCATGTTTAAATTGGCAAGCGACCAAGACTTTGTACATCTTTATGACAAGTTAATAGAACAAGGGTCTTTACAATTTGTTTCAACTTCCTTTTTAAGAGGACAGACATTTGATAGGTCAATTGTAATTTGTGATGAGTTTCAAAATATGCTATTTCACGAATTGGATACTCTAGTTACTAGAGTAGGACAAGACAGTAGAATTATGTTTGCAGGTGATACTGCACAAACAGATTTAAGAAAACATAATGGCGACCGTGAAGGTGTAGGAAAATTTCAAGCCATTTTAAATACTATGGAAGAATTTGAGTGTATAGATTTTGATTTTGGTGACATTATCAGAAGTGGATTGGTAAGGTCTTATTTAATCGCAAAGACAAATTTGGGATTAAAAACAGAGGATTTTACTTGACTTTAACTTAAAACTGTGAGATAATTATATTATGACTTTTGAACATGAAAATAATTATGAGCCGTTCCCAGAATTGCCGGTTCATAACATCAACGGACTTCGGTTCTACGAAGCTCCTAATGGAAAAAAATATCCTAGTATTACTACTGTACTAGGTAAACAGCCGGGCAAACAAAAAGGTTTGCAAGAATGGCGTGAACGTGTTGGTGAAGAAGCTGCTCGTATTATTTCTGGTAAGGCAGCTCGCCGAGGCACAGCGTTTCATAATATCTGTGAAGATTATATAAACAATCAAAATATAGAAGAGCATAAAGAAAAGAATTTTTTATCATGGTGTATGTTTAATGAATTGAAACCAATTTTAAATGATACTATTGATAAGGTTGTTCTTCAAGAAACTAATATGTTTTCTGATACATATAAAGTTGCAGGTAGATGTGATTTTATAGGAGTGTATGATAATAAATTGGCAGTAGTAGATTTTAAGACTACTACAACACCAAAGAAAGAAGAATGGATTGAAGATTATTTTATTCAGTGTTCAGCATATGCTGCAATGTTTGAAGAACATACTGGTATGACAGTTGATGATATTGTTATTATGATGGTTGCTGAAGATGGTTCTATTCAGATTTACGAAAAGAAAACTAAAGAATATTTACCAAAACTGAGTGACATGATGGATCAATTTTATAATGATATTGAGCTTTCCAATCTTGCGACATAGTAAATGTATAAATAACCATGTGAAGGAATCCGATGACGGTAAACTAGTAGACGGAACGGACGCCGGGGCAGTACCGGCCACCTCCACCATACAATCTCTTATGGACAAAGATGTCCATGGAGTAACAGATAGAATACCTGGGTGGTATTACACTCCTAATGAATGGAGTAGAAGTATAGGTTGGGGTACAGTACCAGATGAACGGAACAGTTTAAAGGGGGTGAACCAGGATCGACGTACGGACGAAAAGGTGCCTGAGGAGACTGACACAAAAACATAAAAGCCAATGATGACTTTTATTTCGATGAGTATCGCTTAGCAGCGTAATCTTATCCGGGGTTTTGGACCGAGACCTTGTTATCAAATTTCGGTCCTCCAGTTAAAAGAGGTCTCTGCTTTAGATAGCCTCACACCCCTTATCACCGAAACAGAGATAGGTGATAACCCAATTTCAAATTTATATATTATGAGTCTAGGAATAACAACAAAATCATTTTCACTAGAGATAGAGAAATTAGTTAAGATTAAGAAAATGTCTTATATGGACGCTGTGATCTATTTTTGTAATGAAAAAGATATTGATCCTGAAAGAATTACAAGGTTTATAGATAGGGGCATGAAGGAAAAACTTCAGTTAGATGCTGAAGCTTTAAATTATTTACCTAAAACAAGATCGTTATTTGAATGACAGATTACGAAGCATATTTAAATTATCTTGCTTTGAAATTACACTTTGATGGAAAGTACGATTATTTCAAGTACGGTGGTAAGACGAGCGCAACTATAGAGTCCTTTAAGAAACGTAAAGACAAACATCAATTTGCAAAGTTGGCAAGAAAATTATCTGATGAACAAATCACAGAATATTTTATAGCAAATTTAATTCGTGATAAATCTTGGGTAGGAGATTTTAATAATCAAAATTGGATTGAACATAAAAAAATAATTCAAAGTTTAGAATATAATTTTCTAAATGATGTTGAATATCTCTTGACAACAGTACCAGATTTTGATATAATATTAGATTGTAAGGATGGAAACCATCCTAAATTGATAAAGGCATATCTTGGTAAAAAGATTAGTTTAGAGACTTTAGTTATTTTTGAAAAACTTTTAGGATATAGAAAGCATTTTGATAAAGAGATTAAAGAAACATACATATGGAAAAATGTAAGTTTATTGTTAGAAAAATATATTCCATTTGTTAAAATAGATTATTGGAAATATAGAAAATTATTGTTAGACAAGGTAAAAGAATGGCAAAAGTAGAAAATATTGTTATTGTAGGTGGTGGCACAGCTGGTTGGGTGTGTGCTCTGAACCTTTTACTGAAAACTATCAATGCACACATAACAGTTATAGCTACAGAAGAAATTCCAGTGATAGGAGTTGGAGAAGGCACAACATCACTCTTTACTGAATTATTAAATCTAACTGCTAGTGATAAAGAATTTTTACAAGAAACTGGATCAACATTTAAATTAGGAATTATAGCTAAAGATTGGTACAATACAGGACATACATTTACAAATCCTATTGGGGATGAATTTGAAAATGAATATAATTATCCACATAGGTCTTATGATTATTTTAGAATTTATCATCTAGCAAAAAATATACCTTATGATACTGGATTAGTTTCTCAGTTAATGTTAAATGATAAATTGCCCTTTGTAAACGTATCAGACAATAATCCATATTTACAAAATGCATTTGAGGGAGAGACCGGAAAGATAGACGCTAGATTTAATGTTAGAGCTTGGCACATGAATGCTGCTTTGGTTGGAAAATTTTTAAAGAGAAAAGTTTTAGAA